TTCGAGGGCGTGAATATCGTATGGGTGGAAGAGGCGCACGGCGTCAGCAAAAAGAGCTGGGATGTGCTGATCCCGACGATCCGCGCCGAGAGCTCGGAAATCTGGATGACGCTGAACCCGGACATGGACACGGACGAGACCTACCAGCGCTTCATCGCCACGCCGAGCGAGGACACCTGGGTGTGCGAGATCAACTGGCGCGACAACCCGTGGTTCCCGGAAGTGCTGAACCAGGAGCGACTGAAGGCTAAGCGCTCCATGTCGGCCGAGGACTACGGGAACATATGGGAAGGCAAGCCGCGCACCGTGGCCGATGGCGCGATCTACCGCCACGAGATCCTGGCGCTCTACGCCGAGAACCGCGTCACCCGCGTTCCCTATGACCCGACCATGCCGGTGCATACCGTGTGGGATCTCGGCTGGAACGACGCGATGGCCATTGGTTTCGTGCAGCGCGCCCCGATGGACGTTCGCATCATCGACTACATCGAGGACTCGCACCGCACGCTCGACTGGTACGTGGCGCAGATCGAGAAGCGCCCGTATCGCTGGGGCCACGACTACCTGCCGCACGACGGCCGCACCCGCAACTTCCAGACCGGCAAGAGCACAGAGGATCTGCTGCGCGAAATGGGCCGCAAGCCCATCGTGCTGGCGCAGACCAGCGTGGAGGAAGGCATCAAGGCCGCCCGCATGCTGTTCCCGCGCTGCTACTTCGACCAGGACCGCACCGGCCGTCTGCTGGAGTGCCTGAAGCGCTACCGCCGCGCCCTGCACACGCAGACCGGCGAGCCGATGGCGCCGCTGCACGACGAGTTCAGTCACGGCAGCGATATGTTCCGCTACGTCGGGCAGGCGGTGCCGATCATGCCGGCCAGCATGGAACAGACCTACGAAGAACCTCCGCCGCCCGACTGGCGCACCTGAGAACCGGAGCGAACGATGCTCGACGCACACACCCCTGATACCGAACTGCAGCCGGCCGACGCGCCGATCAGCATGGACGAGTTCGCGCAGATCGTCCGCGAGGCGATCAACCAACCGCCCTGGCGCGCGAACGCCGACAGGGAGGCCGACTACGCCGACGGCAACCAGCTCGACAGCGAGTTGCTGCAGAAGCAGGCCTCGCTGGGTATCCCGCCGGCCAAGGAAAACATCATCGGCCCGACCATCCGCGCGGTGTGCGGCTACGAGGCCAAGACGCGCACCGACTGGCGCGTGACGCCAGACGGCGATCCGCAAGGGCAGGATGTTGCTGATGCACTTAACTACCGGCTCAACCAGGCCGAACGGCACAGCCACGCCGACCGGGCACTTTCCGAGGCGTTCAAGAGCGCCGCGACGGTGGGCCTCGGCTGGGTGGAGGTGACGCGCGCCTCGAACGTCCTGCAGTTCCCCTACAAGTGCCGCTCCGTCCACCGCAATGAAATCTGGTGGGACATGCAGAGCGTGGAGCTGGACCTGTCCGACGCCCGCTGGCTGTTCCGCCGCCGCTGGGTGGAGCGCGAGCGCGCCGCGCGCATGTTCCCCGAGCGCGCGACCATCATCCTCAACGCTGCCGACAAGTGGGTCGCGGATCTGGCGGGCGAAATGCTCGAAGGCGGGCAATCGACCGGGCTCGCCCAGGCTGTTGATGCCGAGCGCGCATGGACGGTGCAAGAGGACGCGTGGTACAACGACGAGAACCGCCAGGTGTGCATCACCGAGTTGTGGTATCGCCGCTGGGCCGAGGTGACGATCCTGCGTGCCCACAACGGCCGCGCCGTCGAGTACGACCCCGCCAACCCGGCCCATGAGGCAGTGCTGGCCGCCAAGCGTGGCGTGCTGGAGCGCCAGATCATCCCGAAGATGCGCCGCGCCTACTGGATGGGACCGCATCTGCTGCACGACGGCCCGACGCCGCACCCGCACCCGCATTTCCCCTATGTCCCGGTGTGGGGCAGCCGCGAGGACCTGACCGGCATCCCATACGGGCTCGTGCGCGACAAGCTGTTCCCGCAGGACAATCTGAATGCCAGCATCAGCAAGCTGCGCTGGGGCATGTCGGCCACCCGCACCGAGCGCACCAAGGGCGCCGTGGCCATGCCCGACGAGGTGTTCCGCCGCATGGCTGCCCGCGTCGATGCCGACATTATTCTGGACCCCGATCACATGGCCCGGCCGGGCGCGCGCTTCGAGGTCAAACGCGACTTCCAGCTCAACGCCCAGCAGTTCCAGCTCATGGAGGACAGCCGGCGCGCGATGGAGCGAGTGTCCGGCATCACGGCAGCATTCCAGGGCCAGAAGGGCTCCGCCACGTCGGGTATTCAGGAGCAGACCCAGCTCGAACAGTCCCAGGTAGCCGTGGCCGACCTGATGGATAACTTCAAGGAAGCGCGGCGCATGGTCGGCGAGTTGCTGATGGCGCTCATCATCCGCGACATGGGCCGCGACGAGCAGACGGTAGTGATCGAGGGTGACACGCTCAACCCGCCGCGCACCGTGGTCCTCAACCGGCCGGAGATCGACCCGCAGACGGGCCTGCAGTACCTATCGAACGACGTGCAGCGCACGCGCCTGTTGGTGGCGCTGGAGGACGTGCCCACGTCGAGCAGCTTCCGCGCCCAGCAGCTCAACGCGCTCTCCGAGTCGATCAAGTCGCTGCCGTCCGAGATGCAGCTGGTCGTGATGCCGTTCATGATCGACCTCATGGACCTGCCGAAAAAATCCCAGGTCGTCGAGGCGCTGCGACAGGCACAGCAGACGCCCAATCTGGAGAAGCTGCGCGAGCAGATCAAGCAGGAACTGCAGTACGAACTGAAGGAACGCGAATTGGCCTTGCGCGAGCGCGAGATTGCCGCCCGCGAGCGCCTGATGTCCGCGCAGACCGTGCAGACCGGCGTACAGGCGAGCTACAGCGCGATGCAGGCCGGCGCGCAGATCGCGCAGATGCCGCAGATCGCACCGATTGCTGATGTGGTGATGCAGGGCGCCGGCTACCAGCGCCCGAACCCGATGGGAGACGACCCAGATTTCCCACAGCCGGCCATGCCCGCAGCAGCACAGCAGGCCAAGTCCGCCGCGCCCGAGGTGCGGCAGAACACCAGCCCCGCTTTCCCCCCCGTGCCGGACGATGGCGCCTCACCCATGCAGGGCATCGAGACGCCGGACATTGGCGACAATTTGCCGGCCTGACCCGCCAGACAAGCCAAACAGCCCGCCACTGCGCGGGAGCGTACCCCCTGTAGGGCTGGAGACCTGCGCATTCGCCCAGCCAAACTGCCAGCGCAATGTTGTCAGCAGCTTGGAGAAGCGCACGCATGGAAGGCATGACCACCGCCGAACTTCTGGAAGCGGCCCTGGAGGGGACGCTCGAAGGAGATGACGCACCCGCCGAGCAGCCGCACGTCACCGAAACCGACGACGCGCCCGCTGCCGCCTCTACCGAACGCCAAACAGACCAGCAGGCCGGCGACACCGAGACGGAAGTCGAGGGCGCACCGATCCTGAGCAAGTCCGGCGCTTACACCATCCCCTACGAGAAGCTGGCCGAGGCCCGCAACGAGCGCAACGCACTGCGCGAGCGTGTGGCGCAACTCGAACAGCAGATCGCAGGGCTTTCGACGCAGCAACAGCAGAACCTCGCAGCCGCCCAGGCCGATGCTCAGAACCGCGCAAGCGCCGGTCAGGGGCAGACCGAAGCCGATGCGAACCTCGCTGCCGCCACGCAGGCTATGGCCGATGGCGTGGACGTGTCGATCTTCGGTGACTTCACGGAAGAGGATCTGGCCAAGGGCATCGCAGAACTGAACCGCCGCGCAACTGAGCGGATTCGTGCCGAACTGCAAGAAACCATCCGGCAGGAACTGGCCCCGCTGTACGAGAAGGAGGCCAAGAGCGCCAGCAAGGCGCACTACGACGCGATCCTCGAAAAGCACCCCGATGCCTTCGAGATTGCCGAGTCGGCCGAGTTCGCAGCCTGGCGCGATGGCCTGCCCGCGTTCGCCAAGCCCGGCGTCGAGCACGCCATGGCCAAAGGCACCGCCCAGCAGGTCATCGAGGTGTTCGACGCCTTCCGCGCCGCTTCCAAGACGCCGCAACCCACCAAGCAACGCTCCGCGCCGGAGGCCAAGTTGAGCGTTCCCAACTCCCTGTCGGACGTGCCCGGAGCGGCCCCGATGGACAGCACGCAGCAGGTGCTCGCCGCTGCCGGCAATGCCGAGGCTCTGCTTGACCGCATAGGCTCCATGACGCCGGAACAGCTCGACGCCCTGATGGACCATATCTGAAACGCATAGGAGTCATTGACCATGACCACCAAGACCAACGTCCCGGCTACCGCCGCGGACAAGCAGCGCGTACTCGCCGCGGGCCTCTTCGCCCAGGCGATGCAGCGCAACTCCACGCTCGGCCGCCTGTCCGGCCCGATGCCAAAGGGCGAAGCGCGCGCCGGCGAGGTCGTGCGCAAGCAAACCTCCACCGACATGCCCATCGTCAAGGCCATGGACCTGTCGCGCGGCAAGGGCGACGAGGTCGAGTTCCAGTTCCTGCAGCCGGTTGGCGCCTACCCGATCATGGGCAGCCGCACCGCCGAGGGCAAGGGCACCGGCCTGTCCTACGACACGAGCCGCGTGCGGGTCAATCAGGCCCGCTTCCCGGTCGATCTCGGTGACGCCATGACCGGCATCCGCTCGCCGGTCGACTTCCGTCGCCTGGGCCGCCCGGTGGCGCAGTCGCTGATGGACAGCTACATGGACCAGTCCCTGCTGGTGCATATGGCTGGCGCCCGCGGCTTCCACGACAACATCGAGTGGCGTGTGCCGGTCGCGTCGCACCCGGAGTTCGCCGACATTGCGATCAACGTGGTGCGCGCGCCGACCAAGAACCGCCACTACATCGCCGACGGCACCAACGGCATCCAGTTGTTCAAAGCCAACGCCGGCGAGGTCGATCTGGCCACCACCGACGTGCTGGACATGGACACCGTCGATGCCATCCGCACGGTGATGGAGTCGATCGCGCTGCCGCCGCCGGCGGTGAAGATCCCCGGTGACGTGGTTGCCGAGGATTCGCCGCTGCGCGTGCTGCTGGTGTCGCCGGCGCAGTACCACGCCTTCTCGCAAGACCCGAACTTCCGCCAGTTCCAGGCCAACGCCCTGGCGCGCGCGAGCAAGGCCAAGCAGCACCCGCTGTTCCTCGGCGAGTGCGGTCTGTGGAACGGCATTCTGCTCATGAAGATGCCCAAGCCGATCCGCTTCTATGCGGGCGACGAGATCCGCTACTGCGCGAGCTACACCAGCGAGGCGGAATCGGCCTGCGTCGTGCCGGCTTCCTTCGGCACCACCCACGCGGTGGACCGCGCCATCCTGCTGGGTGGCCAGGCCATCGCGCAGGCGTTTGCCGCGAGCGGCCACGGTGGCATGCCCTTCTTCTGGAAGGAGAAGTCGTTTGACCACGACGACAAGCTGGAGCTGCTGATCGGCGCCATCCAGGGCATCAGCAAGGTCCGTTGGCTGGTCGATCAGGGCAACGGCAAGAAGCACTTCACCGATCACGGCGTCGTCGCCATCGACACCGCCGTGAGAATCATCGGCGCTCGCCAGTAAGTCCCAACAGGCGGCCACTCCATGAGGGTGGCCGCCAACAAGGAGATTTGAACCATGGGAACCATCACCAAACTCGGCATGCAGAACCCGGCCAACCGGCTGGGCGCGGCGCCCTACGGCAACCTGACCGCCTTCCGCTTCGTCCTCAAGACCAACGCCGCCGGCGCCGTGGTCGATGGCGATTCGACCGCGGCCGTGGCCGCTGGCGACACCGTCAATGTCGGCATCCTGCCGGCCGGCTTCCGCTTGATTGACAGCGAGGTCGTCATCAAGACCGCGATGAGCGCGTCCGTCACCGCCAAGCTGGGCTTCGCCTACGCGGATGGTGTCGATAGCACCGAGGCGCCGCAGGACGATGACTTTTTCGGCGCTGGCCTGGCCATGTCTTCGGCCGCCCGTCTGCGCAACGCGACCAGCAACACCTCGGTTGTGCTGCCCAAAGACGCCTGGCTGACGCTCACCACCGGCGGGGCCCGCAACGCCAAGGCGTCGGAGCTGGAGATCATCGTCTTCGCCATCAACGAAGGCGTGGTCTAAGCGCGCACCTGAACGGCCGGCTGGGTTCGCCCGGTCGGCCGTTGTCACATGAGGACACCACCGATGGACATGATTGCGCTCAAGTATTCGGGCAAGAAGCCCTACCGCGACCGCACGGCGCTGCGCACCCACTGGGAGCCTGGCGACGTGAAGCGCGTTCCTGCGCGCGAGGCGAAGATTTTGTTGCGCTTTGTCGAGTTCAGCCGCGCTACCGACGAGGACGCCGTCACCGAGCAGCCGGGCGAGGCCGAGGCCGCCGTCGCCGCCCAGGCCAAGCGTGAGCAAGACCAGCACAACGAGGTCGAGGGCATGCTGATGCTGGTCGAGACGATGGACAAGGACGCGCTCGAAGCCTACGCGATGAAGTACGAGACGAACCTGGACAAGCGCAAGGGCGTCAAGATGCTGCGCGAGCAGGTCGTCGGCCTCATCGAGCAGTTCGGGGTGCGCTGACATGCAGCTCGCCGATCTCGTCGCCCGCTACCGGGTGGCCGCCAATGACCTCGTAGAACCGCCGTTCTGCACCGACGAGGAAGTCCGCGACTACCTGAACGAAGGGCAGGCCGAGGCCGCCATCCGCGGGCGCATGCTGCGCACGACCGCCGAGGCCGAGCCCGCCGTGTGTGCGATCGACGTGACGGCTGGCACAAGCCTCTATGCGCTGCATCCTGCCCTGTACGAGCTGAGTCATCAGGCGTGGCGCGCGACCGGCGAGGCCGTGCGCACGCCGCTCGCCCTGGTGACGCGCGAGTGGCTGGACCGCAACGTGATGTACTGGCGCGACATGCCCCCCGATGCGCCGCGGTATCTCGTGAAGGACGGCCATTCGCTGCAGCTCGTGCCCGCGCCGTCCAAGGCTGGCCAGCTTCTGCTGGAGGGCTACCGCACCCCGCTGGAGCCGATGGCGCTCAACACCGACGAGCCCGCCATCCCGTCACTGCACCACGTCCATCTCGTCCAGTGGGCGCTGTTCCGCGCCTTCTCGAAGCCGGACGCCGAATTCTTCGACCCGAACCGTGCCGCGCAGGCCGAGGCCGAGTTCACGCGCTACTTCGGTGCGCGCCCGGACGTGGATCTGCGCTGCGACACCCGCATGGATGAGCCGCAGCACATCGTCGCATGGTTCTAGCCTCCCCCTGTAGGGCTGGCTGGCGGGTGGGGCAGCGGCAATACTGCGGGCGAACCTTGCTCCCTGCGTGATTGCTGACATGCCCAAGATGACCGTCGATCTTCGACGCCACGAAACCCTGACAATCGGCGAGGCCAGGGTCCGCCTCGAACACAAGTCCGGCCAGGTCGCGCGGCTGGTGATCGAGGCGCCGGCCGACACCCGGATCGTCCCGCCCCGCACCCGCCCCGCAGAGCCGGCATCGCGCTCTACCCACCAACATGGAGCCTACGATGTCTGAAGCTGACATTAACGTCGTCATCACCCGCCTGGGCGTGCTCTCCGACGACGTTGGGGAGCTGAAAGAGACGCTGCGCCAGATCGCCACCGCCGTAACCCGGCTCGCCCTGG